CAAAAACCACACCATGATTGGAGTTCTCATCCCTGTGATGCACTAAGAACGGGGGCTGTTGGCAGAAAAAGGGCTAAAATACCAATGAAAAAAGACAGATACGAAATTAAAAAAGGAACTAAAAGAGCATGGATGGCTATGTAGAACCATATTCAGCAGAGGATATTTTAGAAAAACGAAAACAATCCGCCAGAGTACAAGGTAATTGGCGTGATGAAGCCAGAACTGACTTTATGTTTCGTGATGGAGACCAATGGCATGAAGAAGATATTGCTAAATTGGAAGAAGAGGGAAGACCTGCCGTAACTTTTAACAGAATAGCCCCTATTATCAACTCGGTTAAGGGTAGTGAAGTTAATAATAGGCAAATGATTCGCTATATCCCAAGAACACAAGAGGATAATGGATTAAATGAAGTATTAAGTCGTTCAGCAGCCTTTGTTCGTGATAATTGTGATGCAGAAGATGAAGAAAGCGATGCCTATGAAGATGCAATAACCTGTGGTATGGGTTGGACTGAGACAAGAGTAGATTATGATGAAGACCCAAACGGGAAGATAATCATAGAGCGTGTCCCCCCATTGCAAATGAGGTGGGACACATCAGCTAGAAAGAAGAATTTAACCGATAGAAGATGGCATTTAAGAGAAAAATGGTTAGCTATTACAGAAATCAAAGAAAGATGGGGAGATGATGTAGAAATAGGTGTTCAGGACTTGACTTTTCGTGATGAGACTGAATTTGAAGAAGCCCATAACGCAACCGATGCTTGGAAATATGAAAACGATCAGATAAATAAATTTATGGATGATTCGGCAGATAAAGCCTTAGTCATTCACTTCCAATATAAAGAAAGAGAATCTTACTATCGAGTAGGCGATCAGGAAACTGGTCGTGTTATAGAATTTTCAGAATCTAAGTTTAAAAAAATTAAGAAACGTATTGATGAAATGGGTATGCCATACGTCAAACAACAAAGATGGGTTTATAAAGAGAAGTATTTAGTCGGTAAAAATGTTTTAGAAGAGGGAGAAGCCCCAGTTCAGGATTGGTCTTATATGTGCCTCACCGCACATCGTGAGGAAAAAACTAATCTCTTCTATGGTATTGTTAGGGCAATGAAAGACCCCCAACGATGGGCTAATAAATTCTTCTGTCAAATCATGCACATATTCAACACTAATCCGAAAGGTGGGTTGATTTATGAAAAGACCGCGATTGACGATTCTTTCGATATAGAAAGTAAATGGTCTGATTCTTCAGGAATTGTTGAAGTAGAAGATGGTGCTTTAGCGGCAGGTAGAATTAAAGAAAGAACAATGTCAAATTACCCCGCATCTTTAGATAAGATGCTGAACTTTGCCATTGCTTCCATTCGTGATGTTTCGGGTATGAATGTTGAAATGTTAGGAATGGCGGATAGAGAACAATCGGGTGTTTTAGAACAGGAAAGAAAGAAAGCGGCATTAGTTATCCTAGCACCTCTTGCTAATTCTTTAAGACATTATAGAAAACAACAAGGACGTATGTTGTTAAAGTTTATGGCGAAATATATCCCATCTAACACAATGGTACGTTTTTTGGAAAAAGGACAGGAACAATATGTCCCATTTACTAAAGACTTTGACGTTCAAAAATATGACGTTATCGTAGATACCGCGCCATCATCACCTAATCTTAAATCAGAAATATGGACTAGTATGAGCCAGATGTTGCCGCAATTAATCCAAGCGGGTGTCCCAATACCACCTGATATTCTTGATTTCTCCCCACTACCTGAGGGTATATCGGAGATTTGGAAACAATATATTATTGAAAATTCTGCTGACGTTCCTCAATTACAAAAACAGTTGCAACAAATACAAATGGAAAATCAGTTCTTAAAGAATGAAAATAATATTATGAGAACAAAACAACAACAACAAATGGCTGCTATGCAGAATAAACAGTCTATTGCACGATTGCAGAATCAGACTGAATTGCAGAAGGCTTCTATGAATTTAACGTCAGATGATCGAGATAGAATAATTGAGATACTAAAATTAGTAGCAACTCAAGATGATAGCGAAACTAAAAACGCAATCAATCTTTCTAAAATTGATGAAGAGTTAAAACAAAAAGTAGCAAGTAGTGCATAAACAGGATTTACACCCTTAGTGTAAATGCGAGTCGGGCGATCCCGAAAGCGTTCAGTGAGGACGAAAACATGGAAAACGAAGAAGAGTTAAATGCAGAGATGGAGAAAATGCGTGAAGAAGATTCGCAATTTAATCCAGAGGAAGTGGTTGAGGAAGTAGAGACTCCAAAAGTCGAAGCAACTGAAGAAGAACAAGTCCAAGAAATTTCAGAAGAAGTTAAAGAAGAAGTAAAGGAAGAAGTTAAAGAAGAAGTTAAAGAAGACGATAAAGAAAAGCATTGGGCTATTAATGCGATGCACGAAGAACGTGAGCGTAGGAAAGAAGTACAAGCCCAGATGAATAAAATGGAAGATAGATTCCAAAAATTACAGGAATCTGTGACACCAAAAGAGCCTGAAGAACCTAAACCTGACTTTGAAGATAATCCTGCCGAGTATCTTAAAACTGAACTCGATGAAATAAAGGGATTTAAAACACAACAGGAACAACAGGCACAATCAACTCAGGCACAGCAGCAGTTCTATGGTAATTTTACAAAAGTAGAACAAGAATTTTCTGGAAAGAATCCCGATTATTTTGATGCAGTTAAGCATCTTTATGACTCAAGGATGTCTGAGTTTAAAACGATGGGATATGACAATGATCAATCCTATCAACTAGCCCAACGCGATGCTTGGGATATTGTACAAGATGCAAATAGTCGCGGTAAGAATGGAGCAGAATTAATTTATAATCTCGCTAAAACAAGAGGTTATGAAAAAGGAAAACAAACTACCGAGAAGTCAGAAATAGAGACTTTAAAGGAAGTTAAAGAAGTAGCTAAAAATACTGGTATGGGTGCATCGGGAGATACACCAAAAGGACAAGTAAGTCTATCTGACCTTGCTAGCATGAATGATGATGAGTTCGATAAACTCACATCAGGAGATAGCTGGCGTAATATGATGGGCGGCTAATCGCACACAGCGTATCTGTGTTCCGTTTTTTCTCAAGACGTAAATTGAGACATCGTTGTACACCACGATAGTGTGTATTCGCATTAAGCGATAAACAACTAGCTTAAATTAACAAAAGGAAATGTGTAAATGGCTAATACAAGTTATGGGGTTAATAACCCATCTGCGGTTAAGCTATGGTCACGCAAACTCTTTCACGAAGCACTTAAAGCTACTTGGATGTATAAGTTTATGGGAAAAGATTCCAATAACGTCATTCAAATGCACGATGACACCTCAAAAGGTGCAGGTGATCGCGTAAGAGTAATTCTCCGTATGTTGCTATCTGGTAATGGTATACAAGGTGACGGAACATTAGAGGGAAATGAAGAAGCGTTGACTACTTACACTGACGACTTATTGGTTGATCAACTGCGACACGCAGTTCGTTCAGGCGGTAAGATGTCAGAACAGCGAATCCCATTCTCAGTTCGTGAAGAAGCTCGTTTAGGTCTTCAGGATTGGTGGGCTGACCGCATGGACACATGGGCTTTCAATCAGTTGGCGGGTAATACTGTCCAATCTGATACAAGGTTCACAGGCAACAATTCAGTAACCGAAGCAGATGCAGATCATAAGCTTGTCGTTGGGGTTAACACCACAACTGATGACTCGATCTCTGCTACAGGTTCATCATGCGTTGCAACCATTAACATGATTGATTCGGCTGTGGAAACTGCTAAAACGCTAGAACCACAAATTCGACCAATCAAGTTGAAAGGCGAAGACAAGTACGTTATGTTCTTCCATCCTTTCCAAGTATTTAACTTACGAACCACCTCTAGTACAGGACAATGGCTTGACATTCAAAAAGCTGCTGTACAAGGGCATGGTCGTTATGATTCTCCTATCTATACTGGTGCGATGGGCGAATACAATGGCGTAGTTATTCACGAATCAACTAGAATACCAAAAGGACATACCTCTGGTACTGAAAATGCAAGTGTACGAAGAGCAATCTTCTGTGGCTCACAAGCTGCACACATAGCGTTTGGTCAGGGTCATGCTCCAAGCAAGTATTCTTGGGTTGAAGAACTGTTTGACTATAACAATCAACTTGGCGTTTCGGCTGGGTGTATAACTGGACTGAAGAAAGCTATTTTTAATAGCAAAGATTTCGGAAGTTTAGTTGTGTCATCTTTTGCCGTTTCACATTAATAGGGGGCAATAGACATGGCTACATTAACTAGTACTGCTGCTGCTTCTGGTGTTCCGCCAAGAGCAACTCATGTTGGTGTTAATAGTGCTTCATGGTCTTTTAATTCAGGGGCTACTGATGTCAGCATTTCAGCTACAACAATCTTGATGGGGAAAATACCATCTGGCGCAACTATCTTAGACGTTGTTCAACAACATTCTACAGGGGCAGCATCTTGTCCTATGGACATTGGTGTTGATACCGATCTAGATGCTTTAGCTACGGCTGCTACTCAAGCAGTTTGGAGTCGAGCAACAGCAGGTGTGCCTTTTGATGTTGACGCATCAGGAACAGTAACGGCAGGTTTCCAGTATGTGAAAGCAACTGTAACACCCGCATCAGTTACTGCATCCGTTAAGGTGAACTTAACAGTTCTCTATACAATGGATAAATAGCTTTTTGCTATATGAAAAGGGGGGGCGTTATCGTCCCCCTTTTTTTTTAATTAATGCTTATACAGCGATAAATCCTAAGGGTACGTTATGACATTACAAGAAATATTTGATGAATCAGTTTCTCTTATTGAAGAGGACTTAGAAAAAGCAATAGGTGGTTTTCACTACCTATTAAACAATGACCCAGATAGTAGTGCTTTAGTTTTTTATATTGGCACTTGCGAAATGAGAAAGGGTAATTTTGGTGTTGCGGTAAATCTTTTAAAACTTTCTATTGATATGAGGAAAGGTAAAGATTTTTCAGAAGCGTGGAATAATCTAGGTTGGTGTTATCACGAACAAGGTTTAGTTGATAAAGCTGATGGTTGTTTCAAAAAAGCAATGGTGTTGAAACCAGATTCTGCCGATGTATATAACAATGTAGCTAGTTGTTATGTTAATAATGGGACACCTGATAAAGCGATTAAACTTCTAAAAAAGGGTTTGGAATTAGACCCAAAACATATTCAAATCAAATGGAATATGGGGTTAGCATGCTTAGAAAAAGGTATGTTGGTAGAGGGTTGGAAAGGTTACGATCATGGTTTAGAGTCTGGTCACAGGAAAAGACGAAATTATCACAAGGATGTGGAGACTCCCTTATGGAAGGGTGAGAAAGGACACACTGTTGTTATTTATGGGGAACAAGGTATTGGTGATGAAACAATGTTTGCTTCTATCTTGCCAGATGCAATAAAAGATGCTGACGTTATTTTTGATTGTCATCCTAGATTAGTTAATATATTTAGAAATTCATTCCCCGATATACCTATCTTTGGCACTAGAAAAGAAAAAGAATTAGATTGGTGTAACAAAGAAAAGATTGATTCATGCTTACCTATTGGTTCTTTAGGTGGGATGTATCGAAATAAGTTAAAGGATTTTCCAAAGAAACCTTATATAAAAGCAGATGATTTTCTTGTAGATAAGATTAAGAAACGTCTTAATACAAAAAAACCTATTGTAGTAATACATTGGAAAGGTGGAACTGCTAAGACTAATAAGGATTTCAGGTCAGTAGGTTTAAAGCAATGGAAACCTATTCTTGAAAAAGACTGTGAATTTATATCTTTACAATATACCGAAAATGCACCAGAAGTTGTTAAAATGGTTAACGAAGAATATGGCATTAATATTCATCATTGGGAAGATGTTGTTGCTGACATGGATTGGCAAACGGCAGCACTTCAAGCTAGTGATTTAGTTATTTCAGTTAATACATCTATCGTTCATTTAAGTGGGGCTTTAGGTAAAGAATGTTGGTGTCTAACACCAAAAAGATGTGCGTGGAGATATGGACTCAAGGACGAGCAAATGGCTTGGTATGGTTCAGTTAAACAATACCGAGAAACAAATGGGTGGACTCCCATTATTGAACAAGTTGCAAAAGACCTTGAGGAGAAGTTATGTTAATAACTGAAGAATATAGAGAACTTAATAAACAATTACACAAAGATAATAAATCTTTTGGTATAACATCAGCAATATACTCAGATTCTATTCTTGATATGTGTAATGCTATTAATGAAGAAGATGTGCTTGATTATGGTTGTGGTAAGGCTGAACTTGCAAGACTTCTTCCTTTTAAAATACAAAGCTATGATCCATGTATAGAAAAATATTCTAACAGACCAAGACCTGCTAATGTTTTAGTTTGTATTGATGTATTAGAACATATTGAGCCTGAATGTTTAGATGATGTTTTAGAAGATATAAGAAGTTTTACAAAAAAATCTATTTTTTTAACTGTTGCTACAGCAGAAGCATTAAAGAAATTACCAGATGGTAGAAATGCTCATTTAATTGTTCAGGATTATACAAAGTGGTTGCCTAAGTTATGGGAACATTTCAAATTAGTTAACTATTCAAAAAGGGATAATGGGTTTATTTTTATAGGTGAGTCAAAGTGAAAGAGCCTATAAAAGTATTTATTGGTTATGACCACGCAGAGGCTGTTGCTTATCACACTTTATGTCATTCAATAATGACCAAATCATCAGTACCAGTTTCTATTACTCCTATATGTTTAAATAATCTGAAAGATATATTTAATAGAAAAAAAGATAAAAAACAATCTAATGCGTTTTCATTTTCAAGGTTTTTAGTTCCTTATCTTTGTGGTTATCAAGGCAAAGCAATCTTTATGGATTGTGATATGTTATTAAGAACCGATATATCTGAATTATTTGAACATTTTGAATACTATTATGCAGTTCAAGTTGTAAAACATGACTACAAACCAAAAGATGAAAAGAAATATTTAGATAATGTACAGCACGTTTATGAGAAAAAGAATTGGTCATCAGTTATGTTATTTAACTGTGGACAC